ACCCATTAAGGGAAGCAAGAAAACTTCCTGACTATAATAAAGTAGGAAATATAATAGATTGTTATTTAGCCTGGAGAGGAACAAACTACATGATAAAAATGTTTTTCCCTTCAGTCGTAAGACCATCACGGAAAGAAGTTCAGGATCAACTGCAGAAAGTATATCCTGGTTCTAAACTGTGGAACTACCAAGTATCGGACCATGAGCCTGGAGAACCAATCCTCCAAGTCGGAGGAAAATAAAACTAAAGAATTAGAAAAGAAAGTAGAAGATTTAAAAAGAATACTAGACCTACAACAAAGAACTATAGAACACGACAGACAACACTTTGGACAACAGTATGAAATGACTTAATTATGAAAGTTGATGACATTTATCTTGGTAATCCCAATCTAAAAAAAGCAAACGTTCCCGTTGAATTTACACAGGAACAACTTTTAGAATATGTTGCATGTAGGGAAGACCCAGTTTATTTTGCCAAACAACACGTAAAGATTGTTACTCTTGCATTATTTGCTTTTTAATGATAGTGTAAATATTGGTATTCTTGCTAACAAGGCAGCAACCGCAAGGGAACTTCTTGGCAGACTACAAACTGCATATGAGAATGTTCCCAAGTGGATGCAACAAGGTGTCTTGTCTTGGAATAGAGGTTCACTGGAGTTAGAAAATGGTTCCAAAATCTTGGCTGCTTCGACTAGTGCCTCAGCTGTTCGAGGAATGTCATTCAATATCTTGTTTTTGGATGAGTTTGCATTCGTACCAAATCATATTGCTGATTCGTTTTTTGCCTCTGTTTATCCTACTATTACTTCTGGTAAAAGCACGAAAGTCATAATGGTTTCTACCCCTCACGGGATGAATCATTTCTATAGGTATTGGCACGACGCAGAGAGAGGGAAGAATGAATATACTCCAACTGACGTACATTGGAGTGAAGTTCCAGGTAGGGATGAGAAGTGGAAACAACAAACTATTGCTAACACATCTGAAGCACAGTTTAAAGTTGAGTTTGAATGTGAGTTCTTAGGATCTGTTGATACTCTTATTGCACCTAGTAAATTAAGATCTTTTGTATACGAAAACCCAACAACATCAAATGCAGGACTTGATGTATATGATGAACCAGAAAAAGGTCATGATTATGTTTGTACGGTAGACGTTGCTCGTGGAGTAGAAAAAGATTACTCTGCTTTTGTTGTTATAGATATCACTACATTCCCACATAAGGTAGTAGCAAAATATAGGAATAATGATATTAAACCTATGCTATTTCCAAGTATCATATATGAACTAGCATCAAAATACAATCAAGCATTTATTCTATGTGAAGTAAATGATGTTGGTGACCAAGTAGCAGCAATTATAAATTATGATTTGGAATATGAAAATCTCTTAATGTGTTCTATGAGAGGTAGAGCAGGACAGGTTGTGGGTCAGGGTTTCTCTGGTAAAAAGACACAACTTGGTGTTAAGATGTCCAAGACTGTAAAGAAAGTTGGTTCTCTTAACTTAAAGACTATTATTGAATCTGATAAATTAATATTCAAGGATTATGAAATATTAAGTGAGTTAACAACATTTATCCAAAAGAACAATTCATTTGAGGCAGAAGATGGATGTAATGATGACCTTGCAATGTGTCTTGTAATATATGCATGGTTAGTTGCACAAGACTATTTTAAAGAATTAACAGACCAAGATGTAAGAAAAAGATTATATGAGGAACAAAAGAATCAGATAGAACAAGATATGGCACCTTTTGGATTTATTTCAGATGGTTTTGAACAGGAAACTTTTGTTGATGCAGAAGGTGATAGATGGCATACAGACGAGTATGGAGACAAAGGTGGTGGTATGAACTACATGTGGGACTATATGTAAACATCAAAAACAATAAATATTTTCAGAAATACTGAGTATCGGAGTCTAAAGCATGGCGACACCTCAATTATCTCCTGGTGTACTAACGAGAGAGGTTGACCTTACCGTAGGAAGAGCTGAGAATGTACTGGATAATATCGGTGCGATAGCTGGTCCATTTAGGATTGGTCCCGTTGATGATCCAATTGATATATCTACAGAAGAGGATTTAATCAACGTATTTGGTAAACCGTTATCAACGGATGCCCAATATGAGTACTGGATGTCTGCAGCATCTTATCTTTCCTATGGGGGAGTCTTAAAAGTTTGCCGTACTGACGGAACAACACTTAACAATTCAAATGCTGGTGTAGGTATAGCATCTACGTCTGGTGGATATTTGAAGATTAAGAATTACGATGATTATCAAGAGAATTGGATATCATCAACAGAATTTACATATGGTGCTAAGAACCCTGGTTCTTGGGCGAATGGTTTGAAGGTTTGCGTCATTGATGACCTAGCAGACCAAACAATTGGTATTACAACTGATAACCTAACGAATGCAGGTGCCATCATTGGATATGGTGTAACCGCAGCATTGTCTAGTGTTGTCATACCTGGTGCTGGTAGCACTTCAGGTTTCAGTGGATATCTAAAGGGTATCGTCACTGGTGTTTCAACCGACTCAACTAATAGTCTTTCTAAAGTCGATATAAAGATTGTATCTAGAGTTTCTAGTGCAGGAACTGAGACTAAGATAGATTACAAGCAATACACTCAGTATGCATCATTTGATACATCTGATGCATTGATGTTTGTTAACAATGCTGGTATTAATACTGGTCTTGCTGCAACGGTTGGTACTTATACACCAACAGACATAGTTGATTGGTATGATCAGCAAGTTCTAGGACTAGAGAACTCAACAGTTTTCTGGAAGTCTCTTGCTCCAAAACCAGTCTCTAACGTATATGTAACTGATAGAAACGGTGAAGGCGACGGAATGCACATTGCCGTTGTTGATGACTTTGGTACTATCAGTGGAATTCAAGGTGCTGTTCTTGAGAAGCACATTGGATTGTCTAAGGCAGAAGATGCAATTTCTGCAATCAATTCTCCTCAAAAGATATACTACAAGCAGTATCTTGCAGACTTCTCAGAAAATATCTGGGCTGGATATAACGTATCCGCAGCTGCTGATGGTTATTGGGCAACCAATCCTATCCCAACTGGATTCGGAACTGCATGTGTTAAATACACAACTGCACAAGGTTTGTGGGGACAAAAAGCACAAGATACAACATTCTCCGCAATTGGAAATGTTACTTACAAATTTGGTGGTGGTGTTGACTACGATTCTGGAATTCCTGAGATAGGACAGAATGGTGGAATGACTGCTACACTAGGTTCTCTGAAGACATCTTACGATAAGTTCGCTAACAAAGATGAGATTCAGGTAGATTACCTAATCATGGGGCCTGGTTTAGGTGCTAGAGACCTATCACAGGCAAAAGCAAATAGCTTGATAAGCATTGCTGGAAGTAGAAAGGATTGTGTTGCATGTGTTGGACCTCATAGAGGCGACCTTGTTAACGTAACAAACACAACAACTCAGACTACTAACCTGATTACATACTTCGCTCCTCTATCATCTTCCTCTTACGGAATCTTCGATAGTGGTTACAAGTATACTTACGACAGATTTAACAACGAATTTAGATACATTCCAACTAACGGAGACGTTGCTGGACTAATGTGTCGCACAAATATCGTTGCTTATCCTTGGTTCTCTCCTGCTGGTCAGCAGAGAGGTATTATAAACAATGCAATTAAACTTGCATATAACCCAACCAAGGATCAAAGAGATCAACTGTATCCTAACAGAATTAACGCTGTTATTACACAACCTGGTACAGGAACACTTCTCTTTGGAGATAAAACCGCACTCGCATATGCATCAGCATTTGATAGGATTAACGTTCGTCGTCTATTCCTAACTATAGAGCAAGCACTGCAGAAGGCTGCAGAAGCACAACTCTTCGAGTTAAATGATGAGTTAACGAGAGCAAACTTTAGAAACATTGTTGAACCATATCTGAGAGATGTTGAAGCAAAACGTGGACTCTACGGATTCCTAGTTGTTTGCGACACAACTAATAACACTCCAGATGTTATTGATAACAATGAGTTTAGAGCAGACATCTATCTGAAGCCTGCCAAGTCTATCAACTATGTAACTCTTACATTTGTTGCTACTAGAACTGGTGTTAGCTTCGATGAAGTCGCTGGTCGTGTTTAATTCCATTAATTCATCTAAATAACTAACAGGAGAGCAAAGAATTATGGCATCAACTAGAGAGAACAAAACTATCTCTAACTTTAAAGCCGCCCTTATTGGTGGTGGTGCAAGGTCTAATTTATTCGAGGTAGAGCTCACAACTCTACCTTCTGGTATTACTTGGGACGCAGATAACTTCCGCTATATGGCGAAAGCAGCATCGTTACCACAATCCAGTATCGGAAACATAGATGTCCCTTTTAGAGGTCGTATTTTTAAAATAGCAGGTGATAGGGTTATTGATCCATGGACAGTAACTGTAATTAATGATGAAAACTTCAAACTTAGAAATGCATTTGAAGAGTGGGTAGATTTGATTGCAAAGTTGGAAAACAACTTAGGTGCAACTGATCCATCAGCATATATGGTAAATGCTAAAGTGTATCAACTAGGTAGAGGTTCTTCTGCAAATAGTAAGTCAAACACTGGAACTGCTAATGCAGTACTTAAAGAGTATGAATTTGTTGATATCTTCCCAACAGCAGTATCTGCAATTGACTTATCATATGATAATACAGATGCAATAGAAGATTTTACAGTTGATTTCCAAGTTCAGTCCTTCAGTTTCGCTGGGGCTGGCGGTCCAAATGGCTAACTAAATAGTCGTAGGATAAGAATAAATCATGGCAAAATTATTTGGGTTCTCGATAGAGGATGACCAAACACTATCCAAAGACGCTGTTTCTCCCATACCTCCGAATAACGAGGATGGGAGTGACCATTATATGTCTTCTGGATTTTTTGGTTCTTATGTAGATATCGAAGGTATCTATAGAACTGAATTTGATTTGATAAAAAGGTATCGTGAAATGGCACTTCATCCCGAAGCGGATAGTGCTATTGAAGATATTGTAAACGAAGCAATTGTATCAGATACCAATGATACACCAGTAGAAATTGAACTTTCTAACCTTAATGCTAGTGATGGTATTAAAGATAAGATTAGAAAAGAGTTTAGATATCTATTGGATATCATGGATTTTGATAAAAAAGCCCATGAAATTTATAGGAATTGGTATGTTGATGGAAGAATCTATTATCACAAGATAATTGATTTAAAGAATCCACAAGATGGTATTCAGGAAATGAGATACATAGACGCAATGAAAATGCGTTATGTAAGACAGGAAAAGAAAAAAGACTCAGATAAATATAAGATCTCAAATACTGGGAATGATCCAATGGATTATGACTTCCCAGAAATTGAAGAGTATTTTATTTACAATCAGAAGGGTATTTACCCCACTGGTAACATTAATGCAAAAGGTCCAAGTCAAGGAGTTAAAATTGCAAAGGATGCAATTACCTATTGCACTTCTGGATTAGTAGATAGGAATAAGGGATCAACTCTTTCTTATCTCCACAAAGCAATTAAGTCTATCAATCAACTTAGAATGATTGAGGATAGTCTTGTTATATACAGGTTATCAAGAGCACCCGAAAGAAGAATATTCTACATTGACGTTGGTAATCTACCTAAAGTTAAGGCAGAACAATACCTTCGTGATGTTATGATGAGATATCGTAACAAGTTAGTATATGATGCAAGCACTGGTGAGATTCGTGATGACAAAAAGTATATGGCGATGTTGGAAGATTTCTGGTTACCCAGAAGGGAAGGAGGACGTGGTACTGAAATTTCTACTCTTCCTGGAGGTCAAAACCTTGGAGAAATCACTGACATTGAGTACTTCAAGAAGAAATTGTACCGTTCACTCAATGTTCCACCATCTAGAATGGACGGAGAAGGAGGGTTTAACTTAGGTCGTTCATCAGAAATACTAAGAGATGAATTAAAATTCACTAAGTTTGTAGGACGTTTAAGGAAGAGATTCTCTAGAATGTTCCATGATATGCTTAAGACTCAGTTGATTCTTAAGAATATTGTGACTCCAGAAGACTGGGAGATTATGAGCGATCATATTCAATATGATTTCTTATATGATAATCACTTCTCAGAGTTAAAAGAAACAGAACTCTTTAACGAAAGAATTAATGTTGCTGCTACTGCAGAACCATATATTGGTAGATATTATTCTCAGGATTATATAAGGAGACATATTCTTCGTCAAACTGATCAAGAAATTATTGAACAGGATAAATTGATGAAGAAGGAAATTGAGGATGGAATTGTTCCAGATCCAATGGCACCAGTAGATCCTGAAACGGGAATGCCTTTAGATGCTATGGGTGGTGACCCTAATGCTCCAGTAATGGAACCTGATTTGGAAGGTGAAACTTTAGTAAAGGAAATGCCTAAAGGTGGAGAGATTTAGAATGGAATTAGACCAGGACGAAAAAGGTAGACAATATCTTAAAGCGAATTTCAATATAGATGATATTCGTTTAATGTATGACTCTCTTAATCATTTTTATGATAATTGGCCTGGTGAACCATTCAGACATCGTTCTGAACATGAACGTTTAGAGAAAATGAAAAATGTGTTTTATTCTATGTTAATGGA